ATTTCATCTTCGTCAAGTTGTGATAGTAGTTTGAAACCAGCATCTGAACTAGAACTGTCTGTTCCATTTAATATAATAACATCACCAGCATCTTGACCTGTACCATCTTCTAATAAGAAACCATCATCAATATCATCATCTCTTGTAAGAGAACTTTCTATTGCAAGGTGGTCTTGTCCACCTACTTGTGTTCCACTTTCTAGTAATATAGCTTCTAATAATGAGTTTGTTGAATAATCTTCCACAACTAAACTTCCTGATTCTGCTTCTAATGAAATACCATCTGCCTCTTCTCCATGAGCCTGACTTGATTCTGTCTGTCCATTGTCCCTATATTTTGTTTTATATTTTGTTTCTTCTTCTAACTCTACAAAGAACTCACTATCTTCTAGTGCGATAGGTGACTCTCCACCCTCTACTGAAATATGATGTTTAAATTCTAAATGATTAATGTCAAAGTTATTCTCTATAATAATCTTATCTCTTCTCAAGAACTCTGCAAATGTAAAACTACCTATCTGACTTAATTGAACTGCACTACTTCTATTATCCTCTACGATTATCTTCTCACCAGCATTTTGTCTTGCCTGTCCAATCTGCACAACATAAGAATCTTCTGTGATTAATCTTGCAGTGTCAATATCATGTGAGTCTTCCATATTAATATTATCACCAGCATTAGAACCATCTGCATCTGTTCCATCTAATACAATGAAACCAAAACTCTCTGGAGCTTGTGTTGCGTTTAGTACAAGGTTGTCTGATACGAGAGGTGATGTTCCTTCCTCTGCAAGAAATAAATCTCCAGAGTCATCTTCATTAAGAAGATTGTTAGATTCTAAATCAGTGTTACCAAAATCTTCTAGTCCTAGTACCAATCCATTCTCTAACTGAATACCAGTCACATCTTCAAACTCAAATGTGTTTGTTGCAATGTGTGTTAATAGGTTTCTACTTTGTCTAACTGTTGGTTTGACACTTAATTTAACAACGTGTTCTTTCGCAAGTGTTTTCTCATTTAATCCACCCACACCATTATGAGCACTCTCTGACTTCATTACTCCACCAGCAACTTCATTGTCTACTACTGTTCCCTCAAAGAGTATGTCATCACCTTGTTTAATGAAACCATCTTCTAGTGCAAACAGATTACCACTCTCATCAAGTATGTTATCGTATTCATCTGTGATTGAACCAGCTTCAACATCTAACTTACCACCCTCATCATTGAACCCATCACTTGAGTTTAGAACTAAGTATGCAACATCATAATCATATCCATCTGGTTGAGAACCACTCTCTAATAATATTGAAATATTACTTGGTGTATTAGATGCAGCTACTGATGATGAACCATCAAGGATTAAATTATCTCCAGCAACGTGTCCTGTTTCGTAAATGATTTTATCATCTCTATGCGTAATACCAGAGTTGTCTGCTTTTAATCTCATTCCAAAAACTTGTTCAAAGATATTCTCAAGAGCAGATGCAAGGATTGGTGAGAACTTCTCTTCGTAGCCAGGTACTTCAGAACCAGCAGTTTTAATACCAGCATTAAGTGCAGTTGCAATTGTCACTTTACCAAATGGTGCAAATCCAGCAGGGTGTACTGCTTTCTTTAATTCATTTAGATAAGAAGTTAATGACGCACCAATTTGAACTTCGTATGAATAGTCTTGATAGAAATAAGAATCTTGTATTCTAATTAAATCTTCACCGATAATACTTTCGATACCTTCATAACTTCCAACTGATGTTGAAATAGTATCTACAACTGTTGTTCCTTTTGCAATGTCAGCTTTAATAATTGTACCAGACGCACCACTCGAATCAGTTATTGTAACATTCTTTTTAGAAAAGTCAATACCACTTTCGTGTATGATATCTGAACCAACATCTATACCAGATGCAGATTGGTCATAAACCATATTACCATTACCAGTTTCATCTGGGAATAATAATGAACCCATTGCATCTGTTCCATCTGAGTCTGTTCCATTTAATATAAGTAAATTACCAAACTCTTCTGTAGATACTCTATCGTTCTCATCTCCACTATTACCAGCTTCAATCACTAGGTAACTAGAGTTAGGATTATTCTCTCTGTATCTGTTAAGTAATAGTTTACTATTTGCGTGTTGTACTTGTTCGTTGTGATTACCTTCTAAAAGTATTTCACCACTGTTATCTTCTTGTATAATATTTCCAATAGAAGTAAAAGGTATTGTTCCTTCTTCTATTGTAATATTGTATGTCTGTTTACTTTCACCATCTAATAAAATAGAACCACCAGTTTCAAGTAGTATACCCTCACCATCATCAAAGTCTAATTCATCTTCAAGTAAAATACCTTGAGGTTCTAAAATAGTTGTACCAGCCTCTAATGCAATCTCTTCGTTGAAAGTTCCTTCTTGTTCCTGTACCGTTCTGATTACATCTTCAAATGTTGTGTCAAGAACTTTCGTGTTGGTGTCAAAACCTTTAACTACACCAGTGTGAGTTGTTAAAGTATTAGTTGCAGAGAATGTTCCTGTAACGTCTTTAAGAATAAAGTGAGCTCGTAGTTCTATCTCTGGAGGATTATTACTTAAGTAATTAAAACCTGTATTGTTTACATTGATAGATTTTGCAGAACCAATATCATTTGTTAATGCAGTAAGAGCTGCACCTGTACCACCTGTACTTGTAATTGTAACAGTTGGTAAATCTGAATTGTAAAGTCCACCCTCTGATAAGAATATTCTTTGTATAGAACCTCTCTCTGCTGTAGTGAAAGTATCTTCTTCTAAGAACAGTCTATCATTTGGAGTTCCGTATGTGTCGTTTGTTGTAACGACTGTATCAGTAAGTAATGAAAACCCAGCATTAGAACTTGTTGCATCTGTTCCATCAAGTATGATATCATCATTTGCATTTGCACCATCTACATCTGTTCTATCTAAAACAATATTAAATGACTCTTCTGACGCAGTTGTTCCATCTTCTATAATGATTACATCTGATGTAACTTCAGAGTCATCTAGTGTCCCAGCTTCTAATTGTATACCACCACCAATTACACTGACAAAACCAGCTGCAGATTTAGTATCACTCTCTGAAGTTGTAAAGGTAAGAACATCTCCTACCTCATATCCAGAACCAGCATCATCAACTATGACTTCACTTACCGAACCACTTGTGATACCACTCACAACTAACTCTGCTTTGTTGTTTCCTAAGTTTTCTATCTCTACAGGTTCTTGGTCTGTGTGAAGAATACCAGTATTAATAAGTGATGCAGAAGACAGTATAGCTTCTACAGTAAATGAAACATCAACATCTCTTACAGTAGAGTTTGCAGTTATTGTTTCACCGTCTTGAAATACTCCATCAATATTTGCAAGTTCTAGTTCTGTAACAGATTGTGTTCCCTCTTGAAATGTAATCGCATCATTAACAATTGCAGTAGCACCAGAAGTCTGTGCAGTAATCTTTTGATTGATAATCTCATCACCAGACACACCAGCAAAACCAGAACATCTTAAGATTGTTTCCGTTCTCCAGTCACCATTCGACACACGCAACATATGTTCTGTGGGATAGAATATGTTTGCTTCTTCTCCAAGTAATATTCTAAAGAATAGTTCGTGTCCTTCTTTTGTACCTTTAGCTGAATACAAGTCTTTAATGTTCTTAAGTAATTTTCTTTTTGATACACTAGTTGCAAGTGACTCTGGTATGGAGGTCATTAATGAAGAACGCATCTGGTCTAAGAAATCAAAGATAGTATTATCTACATCTGCATACTCTAAAAGTTGTTGTATGTTTTGTATAGGGTTTGCACGATATTGTGTGATACTTCCTTGAGCATTAGAAGTTTGTCCAGTAAATGTTTCACCAGTAATAAACTTTTGTTGTGACGATATATAAAGTCTTTTGTTTCTTGAATCTTCTACAAGTATTGTTGCAGTTGCATTTGATGTTTCACCTTTTACAATTTCACCATTTGTAAATTGTGCAGTATCTTCTGTAAGTATCCTATCACCATCTTGTTCATCTAACACATACGCAGTCGTTGTTGTTTCATAACGCACATAACTGTTTACAACTGTATATGTAACTTGACCTGCTTCTAAAAACTTGTAATACTCTTTTAAGAACTTAACAAAAATTGGGTGGTCAGCCTGTATAAAATCAGGCACCTGTCCTTCTATAAGTGGTGAAAGTTTAGTCTGAAGTTTTGACTTTTCATCTGCCATTGATTAGTATCCAGAAGAAGTAGGATAAGATGTAGTTGTATTAACTGATGTTGTACTTGCAGTTCCAGATGTTGTAGTTGTATAACCTACACCAGTTGTTGTAGTATTGTCTACTTGTCCTGTTACATTTGAGTTAATTAAATCTATTTCTAATAATTGATTACGAACTGGAACAATATCATTAGAACTTGGTATTGCAGTTATTCTTATGTTATTAGATGTTTCTCCATCTACATTTGATACTGCTGTTATCTTTACTGCGTTAATAGACACAGTTCCATTTGCATAATCTATTGTACCAGCTGCAGAACTTAAATAGGTTCTTACACCAGAAACCACAGAGTATATTCTTACTACACCAGCACCATCTTCATCAAAGAAATATTCTGTGGTAGTATCTCCGTCAATTTGAAAACCTGTTGATGCAAGAATACCACCACCACTCTTATTGTGTTCAGAGTGAGGATTGTAAAATGCATTTGCAAAATTAATTGTATAGTTTGTAGATGTATTTAATGATGGTGTAAAAAATTTACCCATAGTCACTGTCGTTGTATTGTTTAGAATTGAATTGTCCACACCATCTATTTGTCCAGTTAATTGTGAATGTCTAAATGGTGAGTTGAATGTTTCTAGTCTTGCATTTGAGTAAGCAGTTATTGTATTAACAACTAAAGTTTCTAAATCTGATTTACCTTGTGTTGTTGCAGATGAGTTGTAATTAAATGAAATACCTAAAATTAAAAATGTTGTTTCTGGGTCAACTACCACTGGTGTAATAGACGCAACTTTAAAAGAACTTAAATCCTTTACCAAATTTTCTTTTTGTGATGTTGTGAGATTAAGTGCAGTTGTACTCTTTACTGATATAAAAACTTTACCGTACTCTGGTGTTGAACTTACACCTGTACTCGTATTATAACTTCCATCTTCACCACCCCACACTGAAACAGCTTGTGTATTAGGAAAAAGTTTTTTTACATAAACTTTATAATCCTCTGCTGTAACTGCACGACCTTGTGATGCGTAATCTAATGGTGCGTTTAATTTTATAGAACTAGAAGATTCTGCTTCAGCACCACCACTTGCATTTGCGACTGTTGTAACTGAAATATTTGTAACCGTATCTATTGATTCTGTTCTAACAAAAGATGATGCACCGTTAGCTGCAGTTTTATTAGTAATCACATAATTTAGTATAACTACATTACCATCTGATACTGCAACACTGGTTGCACCATCTCCAAAGTAAATTTCAAACTTACCACTTTCTGTTTCTTGTAAATAATAAACTGTACTTACACTTGACAGTTGTGTTATGTCAGTTGCCTTTGTGTATGTCGTAGAAGTTGTATCTGTTGTTGAGTTTTGAACTTTTACTGTGAGTGTTGTTGTATCTGCACGAATATCTGTCAACATAAATCTTTGGTCAACATCATTACTGTCCACAATATATTTCGTACTTGCATATGTTCCCTCATAAATTTCTGTGCTATCAAAGGGAATAGACGAACCTGTGTTTTGAGAAGTCTTATCATTAATTGTTACAAATTGAAAATTAACACCATCAATAGTTGTGTTGAATGTTGTACCAGCAGACATTATCGCAGTTGAATTTGATGTTGTAAGTGAAACATTGATTGTTGCAATAGGAGCTCTAGGTGAACCTACCTCATACCCTAACATCTTTGCATGAGATACCACACTGGAACGAAGTGATGCACTATCCAAGAACATTTCGTTTGCTAACATATTTGCATTGAAACCAAGATAGTGAGTATTGTATGCGAGGGTGTCTAATAATATATTCATACCAGAACCTTCAAAGTCATAGTCAGTAAATTCATTTTGTCCTTTTAGAAATGTTTTAAAATTTTCTTTTACAGTGTCAAAATCAAATTCTGTAACTCTTAATTTTTTATCATTTATTGCCATCTATCGTAACCTCTCTAGAAATGCGTCAAGTTCAATTAATTCTGTTGGTGCGTTTACCACATAAAAATATACGGTAACTTGATAACCGTTTGAATCAAAGTTTGGATTTGTTCTTACACCCACAAGTCTTGCTCTTGGTTCGTGGTTTATAATTGAGTCTTCTATCTTTCTTGAGATAACAGACGCAACCATAGGGGTCATTAATTCAAATAACATTCCTCTTACATTACCACCAATTTCTGGGTGAAAAGGTTTTTCATAAGTGTTTAATAAAATTAAATTACGAACAGAACGTTTAACTGCTTCAATGTCAGTTACTCTGTTTATATCTTTATCAGACTTTTTACTAAAGAATAAATCTAAATCTCTATACTGTTTTACATTACGACTAATATCATTATTTCTTTGTGCGTCATTGTATGCAGACATACCTCTACTCCTAATGTATTATTTATACAACATTACTTGAATGGTGAAAACTTAGGTATGGTAACAGACAAATTAGCTGGAAGTAAATCTTTAGCACTTTCTATGTCTGCTGTTATCTGTTCTTGTGCAGATGAAATGTCAGAAGATATTTGTGCCTGAACATCTGGGTCTGCAAGTATTTTATTTGCTTTAGTCGTCATCTCACTAAACTGTGCATTAAAATCTACATTCGTAGAAACCTCTGCAAATTCTTCTGCTATACCTTTAGCATTTGAGAGAACAGTTTCTTGTGCAGATTGGATTGCTTCTGTCGCACCAGCTTTTAGTTCGAAGTTTGGACAGTCTTTACATATATCAAAACTTGGCACACTTGGTAAACTACCACTTAACAAATCTGATGCACTTGATAGAGCATCTGTTGCACTTGATATTGCTGGTGCAGCTTTTGAAACTAAATCATCAAGGTCGAAACCATTAGCTGATAATGCACTTCCAAAATTATCAGTGATTGAGGATAACTTAGATTGGTAATCTAACAAACCTGCTGGGGTTGATAAATCAAAACTTGCTAACGCAGTCAGTTCTCCTTGAAAACTTATTGCTGGTACAGAGGGTATCTCTGGTAACATACTTGATAAGTTTGATGATACACTTGTTATGTTTGCTGAAACTGCGTCCTTCAGTGCAGACGCAGAAGTAAAGTTCCCACCAAGTTGTGATGTTAGTTTACTTTTTAAATCAGCAGTTGCACCTGTTACTGCATCAAAGTTTATATTTGCTCCACAAGTCATTTATTTCTCCTAATTTACTGGGGCAACTTCATCTGTACCAGTTCCTCTTGCTGGTGATACTGGGTGAACGTGGTCAGTTAAAGCTCCGTCACCTTTTACGTCAATAAATGTATCCCCATCAATTTTCTCTTTGAACGCACCGACATAATGATGAGTTGCATCACCACTATACTTAATACCTGTTACACCAGATATTTTAGTTGTAAGAGATGAACTGTAAGTTTCTGTAACTGCACCTGTTACACTTTGACTTAATGTTCCACCAATTGTTTCTGTTACATTTTCTTCATAGTTAATTGTAACATTACTACCAGAACCATGTGATGTTTCGTTACCAGCTACAATAGACACATCATTGATAGCTATAACACCAAAGTCCTGTAGTGCAGTTTGAACGATTGATGCAGTTGTAGATGTGACTGAAATATCAGAGGTCACAGTTATGTCCTGTGTTCCACCCACTGTCCTAGTTTCATTTCCACTAACTGTTGTTGTTATATCTCCTAGTATCTGTCCGATAGTTGCAATGTAGTTTTTATCGACAGACAGATTGTAACTTCCATTTACAATTTCAGTTTCCATATTACCACCTATGGGATTACCATCTTCACCTTTCTTTCCACCTATCTTTACAATCTCATTTAGTCCAACTCTACGAATATAGTTTCCAGTTATGTCAAGTGTGTAATCTCCATCTACATATTGTCTAACACTTCCATATACAGTCAAGTCTAGGGCTCCACTTGGATTACCTGTTTTTGCATCTTTTCCAACTGCATTGATAACTATCTTTTTATTTCTTGCGATAATCTCGTAATCATCATAAACAACTTTTGTAACTCTTGTTCC